GGTGGGACTGATGGGAGTATTGCTTTTGTTTATAGACCGATTATGTTGCCGGATGAGCTAGGAACTGAATGGGTTGACTTCTTCAATGTTCAGATAGACGGAGATAATAAATGGCAAGTAAGATATATGTTCATAGCTAGTGATAGACCAGAGTTTGTTAGTGAATCTGAGAATACTCAGTTTAATGCTAATGTTGGAGCAGAGCCATTCGGTTCAGTTAGATACAGTCTCCACTCTCTTATTGGAACATATTCTACGACAGCACTTGGAGGAGATAAGATAGTAGCGTACCTTGATGGTGTAGATAAGGGTTCAAACGCCAACTATTCTGCACCAGTAGGAGCACTACCAGCTAGTATGACTATACAAGCTAGTGGAAGTCAAGCCATGATACTAACAGGCATAGCCCTATTCAACAAGCGCCTAAGTGCAACAGAAGCCAGTAATGTAGACTCAATCCTAAACCCCTAAGGAGAACCATGCACCCTTATCTATCAGCATTATTCATAACCAAGCTCAAGCCGAAGTTCATTCAATCTTAACGAGGTGATAAAATGGTAAAAGACGCTACTCAAAAATATTGCGAAAGCGCCGAGGGGTTAAGTTCAATTTGTGAAGAAGTCGCGAATGGCGGATCGCTGATCACGATTTGTGAAGCGCGAGAATTGAAATACTCCCGCGTAATCAACTGGATTTATGAGGACGAGAACCGACAGAAATCTTACGAGGTCGCTCTGACCGCCCGGGGAGAATGGGTGGCACAGCGTATCTTGTTAGAATTGCAGAAGATTAGTTTCTTCGACGTGCGTCAATTATTTAATGACGACGGATCAATCAAGGACGTGTCCGAGTTGCCCGCTAACGTCGCAGCAGCGATTGCCGGGATTGATATTCAAGACCCGATCTTTGATAAGGAAGGCGAGGAAGTTACCCCGCGTACCCGTAAGATTAAATTGATCGACAAGAAGGGGACGTTGGAACTGTTGGGTAAACACCTTAAAATGTTCACGGATAAGGTCGAGCATTCCGGGCAAGTCACTCTTGAGGACCTTGTAAACGGATCGTTGGCGAAACCGAAAGACGAACAGCCACCGAATCCTATTGAAAAGGCTGATGATAAAGGCGTGACTGTTGACGATATTAAAAATGCAAAGGAAAAGGTAGATGGTGAAGAAGATAAAAGCGAACCGCAAGAAACAGAAGCGGAACCGTCAGACGACGAAATCTAAAAAGTATTAAATGGAAGAACTTGATAACTCAAATATACCGAATAACCCGGTAACAGAGGTCGATCTTTCCCTTATTCCAATACCTGACTTATTGGAAGCTATAAGGTCGCGCACGTCTACGTTTATTTATGGATATGATTTGCCTGACGAAAAAGCATTTTATCAATGCAAACATCATGGGTTATTTCAGGACCGCGTATTTATATCAAAAATGCTAGATCACATGATTGTTGAAAGCGGATTTGAGGACCCTGAATGAACGTAGCTGAAAGTAAGATTAAAGAATGGCGGGAACGTCCACATCAATTCGTGCGCGAAGTTTTCGGAGTTGAGCCGGACCCTTGGCAGCTTGAAGTATTAAAAGCTTTCCCACATAATAATCGAATTGCTATGAAGGCCTGTAAGGGCCCGGGTAAAACTTGTCTTTTAGCATGGATCATTTGGAATTTTTTAGCAACACGACCCCACCCGAATATCGCCTGCACATCAATCACGTCAGACAACCTTTCAGATGGCTTATGGAAAGAGTTGGCGAAATGGCAAAATAATTCTGAATTTTTAAAACAAAAATTTCAATGGACAAAAACTCGTATCGTGTCCAAAGAATCTGCTGCTACTTGGTGGTGTTCCGCGCGAACATTTAATAAGGCAGCCGATCCAACACAGCAGGCCGACACGCTTGCCGGACTTCATGCAGATTATATGCTTGCTATTATAGATGAAGTCGGTGGTATTCCTGACGCAGTTATGGCTACAGTTGAAGCCATTCTTGCTACTGGTATTGAAACGAAGATTGTTATTGCCGGGAACCCGACGCATTGTGACGGACCGCTTTATCGCGCGTGTACGTCAGAAGCTAATTTATGGGATGTTACTGAAATTACGGGCGACCCTGATGATCCCATGCGCTCCCCGCGTATTAGTAAAGATTGGGCGCGACAACAGATCGAGAAATACGGACGTGAGAATCCTTGGGTATTGGTCAACGTCTTTGGTAAGTTTCCGCCTTCCTCTATTAATACTCTACTTGGGCCGGACGAAGTTAAAGCTGCTATGAACCGTCGATATAAGTCTGACGTATTTTCATGGTCGCAGAAACGATTAGGAATTGACGTTTCCCGGTTCGGTGATGATCGTACTGTTATATTCCCGCGTCAAGAGCTGCAGGCTTTTATGCCTGCTATTATGCGCCACCGTAGGGACGATCCTGTTTCTGTTGACATTTCAAGCCGGGTCATTATGGCGAAATCTCGGTGGGGAAGCGAACTTGAAATTTTTGATGATACCGTTGGATGGGCTCATGGTGCTATTGATAACATGCGGGCAGCAGGATACAGCCCTATGCCCGTAGCCTTTGATCGACCTTCTTACGATCCGCGATATAGGAATAATCGAGCGTACATGTGGTTTATGATGGCAGAGTGGATTAAGAAGGGTGGGTCACTTCCTAACATTCCTGAATTAATTGTTGAGTTGACTACACCTACTTATATTTTTAATAACGGGAAATTTCAATTAGAGGACAAGCGACAAATTAAAGACCGTATGGGGTGGTCGCCCGACTTGGGGGACGGCCTTGCATTGACTTTTATCAATCCTGACATTCCAAAAGAAGAAGTTTTAATGACGCGATTGAAGGAAAGTGGTGGCGTAAATTTGAATCAGGTTGAGCATGAATGGGACCCGTTTAAATAAAATCTTATAAAATAGTTGAATAATTATTGATAATGGGTAATAATGAAAACATAGATAAAATTAAAAAAGAAATTGCGGAATATTTTTATAATGGCTTTTTAATTCTACAGCAACATAGCAGCTTTGAACTTACGCTTAATTTTGTTAATCGTAATTTCAGTCGAATCGTTTATGTCCGTAAAGACGGTAAAATATTCGGCGCTGCTGCTTATTTAACTTTGACGACTGACACGTTTGAACGACTTAAACGTGGTGAAATTGATTTTAAAATACCTTTGCAGATGATAGAAGGAGCAAAGGAAAATGGCAGTCACATTCACTTCTTCGCCTTGAGGACTGACGGTATGAATATTATCAGACTAGGGATCAAGAGTATAATCAAGAACAAATCCCCCCAAACAATATCATGGATTAGCCAAAGAGGAAAATTATGCCTATACGAGCCCCACATTTAAACATTTGTAGGGACCCTATATCGTTTTTCGTTGCTATTGGTCATGCGATTGGTGTAGGCGCAGCAGCAACCGGGACAGCAGCAGCTACCGGGGTAGTCGCAGCAGGTTTTACTGGTGCAGCTTTAACTGCCGGGGCAGTTGCGGGAACGGGCGCGATTGTTTCCAATTCAAAGAGAAGCGCTGAATCTGCGTCAAGATCAGCAAGTGAGCAAATCGCTGAAAATAAAAAAAAGACCGACGCGCAAATAAGAAGCCTTGAAAATCAACAGACTTTGGACGAAAGCGGAGCAGAAGAAACGAAGGTACGAAAAGACGCAAAAGAGAAACAGCGCCGAAAAGCAGCTTCAGCTTCAGGCCGACGAAGTACGATCTTAACTTCACCTTTAGGTGTAACGGGTGGCGGTTCTACTGGTGATAAAAAGACTTTAATAGGAACGTAATATGGCAAAACGAGATGGACGCGCACGGAAGAACGATATTCTTCGTGTTGAGTTAGAGAACGAAAGATCGTCTTTCAAAACGCATTGGCGGGATTTAGGCGACCATTATCTTCCTCGGCGCGCACGGTTTACTTTAAGCGATACTAATAAGGGCGAGTATCGCAATCAAAAGATAATCAATTCTACGGGGACAACATCAGCCCGTACATTACGATCCGGCATGATGGCGGGGATCACTTCACCTGCCCGGCCTTGGTTCAGAATGTCAGCGCAGAATGATGGCTTATCTGAATTCGGCCCGGTGAAAATTTGGCTTGATCAAGTAGTAAGCATTTTAAGAGCGATCTTTCTCAAATCGAATTTGTATAATATCCTTCCGATAACTTACGGGGATATTGGCGTTTTTGCGACAGGGTGCATTTTTCAGGAAGAAGATTTTGAAACGGTTACACGTTTTTACTCGATACCGATTGGAAGTTATTTTATATCGAATGATCACAAGCTTCGCGTTAGGACGTTTTTCAGAGAATATCGAATGACAGTTAGGCAAGTTGTTGAGAAGTTTGGTAAGATCGGTGAGGATGGGAAGCCTGATTGGTCGAATATCAGCGATCATGTTCAGAATATGTGGGCGCAGGATATGAAGGAAACGTGGATTGATATTTGTCACGTTATCAAGCCAAACGAAAATTATGATCCGAAAAGGTTTGAGCCGAAATTTAAAAGATATGTCAGCGAGTATTGGGAAAGAGGGGCAGGTCTTACAGTTTATTCTTCAGGATATTCTGAAGCGGATCAAGATAAGCTATTAAAGGAAAGCGGATATAATCATTTCCCTGTATTAGCACCACGTTGGGAAACAACCGGGGAAGATTCTTACGGAACAAATTGTCCCGGGATGATTGCCCTTGGTGATAATAAGTCGCTTCAGACAATGGAGAAGCGATTAGCCCAAGCATTAGAGAAATTGGTTAATCCGCCCATGACCGGGCCTTCTTCTTTGAGGAATGCTAAGACTTCGATATTGCCGGGTGACATGACGTATGATGATGTTCGGGAAGGGCAGAAAGGATTCCGGCCTGCACATGAAGTTGATCCGCGAGTTGCAGAAATAAGTCAAGCTATTGAGAAAAAAGAGAAGCAAATAAAAGAAGCGTTCTTTGTTAATTTATTTTTAATGTTAGCTGAATCGGACCGTAGGGAAATTACCGCGCGTGAGGTTGATGAACGCCATGAAGAAAAGCTTTTAGGTTTAGGTCCGGTACTTGAGAATTTGAATCAAGACTTGCTTGATCCGTTGGTTGAGAACACCTATAATTTCGCGCTTGAGCAAGGCCTGCTTCCTGAACCGCCCCCGGAATTAGAGGGGCAAGAATTAAAGATCGAGTATGTTAGTATTATGGCGCAGGCACAGAAGCTTGCCGGGATAGCTTCTCTTGAAAGATTTGTGGCTTTTGCTGTTAATTTAGCGAAAGAACTTAAAGCTGCTGAAGGGGTTGAGTTGTTAGACAAGATGAACTTTGATCAGATTATTGATGTTTACGCTGATCGAATGGGAGTTGATCCTGATATTGTTGTTACGGACGAGGACGTTGCTTTTATAAGGAAGGACCGGGCAGCGCAGGCGCAGGCCATTCAAGCTTTAGAAATGATGAATCAAGGCGCTGATACAGCGCAGAAATTATCTAACGCGCAATTAGAAGATGATAGTTTATTAAAACGCGCCAATGATCTTGTGGGGTCAAAGTGATCGAGGACAAAGCTTTAGTTAGAAATGCTGCTGATAAGAAACAAGTTAAGAGCGCAGCCGAGCAAGTGAAGATTGATCGTGAAGAAGAAATAGCGGATTGTTTACACGTTATGGATACGGAGCAGGGTCGCAGGTTTATTGATCGGATCGTTAATAAGATTTGTCATTATGATACGACGCTATTCAATCCTTCGGGATCAGGAATGTATTATGAACAGGGCGAAAGAAATGTTGGTCGAATAATTAAAGGCGATTGTTGTGAAGCGTCGCTTGAGTTATATCAAAAAGCAGAGAAAGAAAACTGGAAAAAACTACAAGGAAAGGGAGCAAAATAATGCCGAAACCCAATGACGGATCACAGTCCCCAAACGACGATCCTAAAGAAGATGAAAAAATTAAAGATGATGGAAGCATAATGTATCCTGAAGGCGATAAGAAGAAAGATGGTGAAGGGGAAGAAGAATCGCCGGAAGAAAAGGTTACGCGGGAATTAGGTGAACGTGCTGAAAAGGTTGGCCTTGAAAAAGACGCTTCAGAAGATGATATTAAGGAAGCGGAAACAAAAGTGGAAACGGTTACAAAAGAATTAAATGAACGCGCAGAGAAGGTCGGGCTCAAAGAAGGGGCAACAGAAGCGGAAGTTAAAACTGCAGAAGATAAAAAAGCCGAAGCCGATAAGCCCACAGTCAGCGAATTGCAAGACGCAGCGCAAAAAGCTATTGAAAAATGGCAGGCAAGCCCTACGCCTGAAAATAAAAAACTTTCAGATGAAGCTGTTAAAGCTTCTAAGGACGCTGTTGAATCAGCTAAGAATGCGGAAATAAAATATGATGTTAAACTGCCGGAAATTACTTTGTTGCCAAAAGAGCGACTTGAGGAAATCGTCAGCTACGCGCGTGAACGAGGATTCTCAAATGAAGTCGCACAATCTTTGGTGGACATGGAAAATCAGGCGGTTCTTACATACAATGCAGGCCTTGTTGAAGGCGCGCATAAGTTGGTCAATGAAGATTGGCCTGCTCAAGCAGCCGACGATAAGGAAATTGGCGGTGATGATTTAACTAAAAACGCGGAGTTATGTAAAAGGGTTGTTAAAAAATTCGGGACCGAGGACTTCCTCAATCTACTCGACCCGTATGACGCTAAGAAAAACCCTGAAGGTAAAGGCTACGGAAATCACCCGGAGTTAATACGCGTTTTTTCTAGGATCGGTAAATCCATGTCCGACGATCAACTTATTATTCCCAAGGATAAAGGCGGGGAAGGTGAGAAAAATTTAGAGGACGTTTTTTATGGTGGTGATGAAAAAGAAAAAAAAGACGATTAAACATTCTAATTAAATAAAATAGGAGTTATATTATGTCCACACTTGGATCAAATGTATTAACATTAGCAGATTGGGCCAAAAGGTTAGACCCTAATGGCAAAGTTCCAAAAATTGTTGAATTGCTTTCGCAGACAAATGAAATTCTCGCTGATATGTTATGGCGTGAAGGAAATTTGCCTACGGGCCACCGCGTCACCGTGCGTACAGGTTTACCGACTGTTGCATGGCGCTTGCTTAATCAAGGTGTGCAGCCATCAAAAAGTACGACTGCGCAGGTTGATGAAGCTTGTGGAATGCTTGAAGCATGGTCAGAAGTTGATGTAAAGCTTGCTAAACTTAACAATAACGTGAACGCGTTCAGGTTGAGTGAAGCTATGGCTTTTATCGAAGCCATGAATCAAGAAATGGCGGGTACGCTTTTTTATGGTAACGCCGGGACCGCGCCCGAGGAATTCACCGGGTTAGCGATTCGTTATTCCGATCTATCCGCAGATAATGCTCAAAACATTGTTGACGGTGGCGGGACGGGTTCTGACAACAGTTCTATTTGGCTGTGTGTTTGGGGCGAAAATTCTTTGTACGGTATCTATCCAAAGGGCTCAAAGGCAGGGCTTGAGCACAATGATTTAGGGATTGAAACCGTTGAAACAACCGCCGGAATTGCCGGAAGTCGCATGAGGGCCTATAGGGATCAATGGACTTGGGACCCGGGACTTGCAGTTAAGGATTGGCGATATGCTGTTCGTGTTGCCAATGTTGACGTTAGCAATCTCGTCGCGGAATCTTCTGCTGCGCAAATGACCAAGCTTATGATTAAGGCCATGCACAGAATTCCGAATATCAATTTAGGGAAAGCTGTATTCTACATGAATCGTTCCCTATTCCAATATCTTGATATTCAGCGCCGGGATGATGTTATTTCTGGTGGTGGTATCACATACGACAATGTTGACGGAAAAAGAGTTCCTTTATTCCGGGGCGTACCTGTACGTCTATGTGACGCGCTTCTTGAAACTGAAGCACAAGTAACGTAATTGTAGTTTTGGTTGCTTGTTTAAAAAATAATATTTACCTAATAAAAAGAGGAGTAATCCAATGTTCTTAGATTCTCAATGCTTGTTTTCCGACGCACAGGCCGTCACAGCAGCAGCTATCTCAACTAACATTCTTGATTTAGGTGCTGTTCGTGATATTGGTACGGGCGCAGACCTTTATGTTGTGACTATCGTTGACGTAGCCATGACAGATTCCGGGTCAGATTCAACAGTCACAGTTTCGTTGCGTGGTGATAGTACCACCACAATTACCCCGGACGACGAAGATACGTTGTTCACGATCCCTGCTGTTTCCGCAGCCGGGACGAAGTTCTTCCATAAGCTTAGTCCGGGCTTGGCTTCGTTGCAGTATCAGTATATCGGTCTGTATTACACGCCGAATACTGGCAACCTTTCAACTGGTTCTTTCACATCATTCTTGACGGTTGGAATTGATAAAGTGAAAGTTTACGCGGACAATATTACCATTTCGTAAGGTCAATATTAATATTCTATAGGCGGGGGGACTAATCCCCCCGTCAGTAGAGAAAGGATTTTAAAATCATGGGAATACGAGTTCGATTTTTGGAGCCGGGTTATATGGGAAATCCGTATAACAGGAGAATTAAGCAGGGTGAAATCGTTGTCATTAATAGCATGAAACAGTTTTCAAAAGAGTATATGAAGAAGGTTGATGTATCTGCTCAAAGCGAAATTGATGATCGTAAAGCTTCAGATGGTCGGGCAGCAAGGCCTGCTTCTGATGGAAATAAAGCTGTCCACGAAGGCGGAATTCAACATCCGGCAAAACGCCCGGGAGAAATACCGCCTGCTGATGGTATTGATGAAGATACCAAGGATCAAGGCGCAGATCAGGAGAAGGCTCCTGACGCGGGCCCTGCTGAAGAAGTAGCGCAGGCGGACCAAAAACCTGTACCCGAAGTTAGCGGGGACGAGGACGTGATTTAAAATGGCTTCTTCCAAGACCGAAATTTGTAATTTAGGGCTGACACATTTAGGTATCAGTAAAGAAATAAATAATATTGATACTGAAGTTTCAGCGAATGCTAAAGCGTGTAGACGTTGGTTTGATTCAGCGCGTGATGAAACCTTCCGCGACTTCAATTGGCCCTTCGCTACTAAATATGCAACATTAGGTCTTATCGAAGAAACCCCTAACACCGATTGGGCGTATTCTTATCGGTATCCAGTTGATTGTATGAGGTTTAGAAAAATATTAAATACAGTCAGAAATGATAGTAGGCAGTCGCGCGTCCCATCTGAAATTGCTAGTGATGATTCAGGTAAATTAATATTTTGCGACACAGAGGGCGCGCTTGGAAAATATACAAAAAAGGTAACAGACGTAACATTGTTTACTCAAGATTATGTAAATATGCTTTCCTTATTATTAGCCACATATATCGCTCCGAGCGTCACAGCAGGCGATCCTTTTAAATTAGGTGAACGGGCTTTTAATTTATATAATATTTCTAAAGCAAAAGCAGAAGCAACTGCCTTTAATGAGCAGCAAGACGACGAGGTTGTTGAATCTGAATTTATAAGAGTGAGGGAAGGATAATGCCACTAAAAGATATGAAGATTACAAAAAAAGAAGCGCGGGAAGAAATGAAGCCGAGCAAGGATAATCTTCCACGTTATCCTTGGGGGCTTTCACTAAACTTTGACAATGATACTTTGAATAAATTAGGAATTACTGATTTGCCCGAAGCGGGTGTAACAATGTCTATTGTCGGTAATGCGAAGGTTGAAAGCACAGGGGAAGATGAAAGACAAGACGGTGAGAAGCGAAAACGCATGACGCTTCAAATTACTGAAATGTCCCTTGAATAAAAACTTGAAAAAAGCGTGACTGATACGATCTACGGTGATGGAAAAAAATGACAACAGTATCGCAAAGATCATTTTCCGGGGGAGAAATTACGCCTTCCCTATACGCGAGGACTGACATAGCAAAATACGTCACGTCTTTGAGAACGTTGCGTAATATGATCACAATGCGACATGGTGGAGCCACCAATGGACCGGGTGGAAAATTTGTAATTGAAACAAAAGATTCCTCAAAAGCTTCCCGATTAATACCCTTCGTTTTTAATTCAGCCCAAACATACGTTCTTGAATTTGGTAATCTGTATATGCGCGTTCACAGGAACGGCGCTAATGTAACTGTTAGCGGTGTTTCTGCATGGGCCAACGCTACCGGGTATGTTGCCGGAAACCTTGTTTCCTATGGTGGCGTAAATTACTATTGTTTTCTAGCACATACTTCAAATCAAGCCAATGATAGGCCGTCTGATGGAACAAATTATCTTGATTATTGGCACGCGCTGACAGGTGATATTTTTGAGATTCCTACCCCATACGTCGAAGCTGATTTATTTACTTTGCAAACAAAGCAATCTGCTGATGTTGTTACGATTGATAAATCAACGTCGTATGCTCCAAGGGAGTTATCGCGGACAGGCGATACTGCTTGGGTATTAGCGCTTGCGACATTTGCCCCGAGTGAACCTACGCCGACGAATGTTGCTGTTGCTATAACAGGTGGGGCGACTGTATATACCTATCACGTTACAGCCATTGATAATGAAACGGGTGAAGAAAGTTTAGCGGGGACGGTAGCTTCTGCGGTTGCAACAGCGCCTTCGACTAATCCTCATACAGTTTCATGGGACGATATGGGAGTTAATGAATATAATGTTTACATGGAATTGAACGGTGTCGCAGGCTTTCTTGGTGTAGCCGGGACAAATAGTTATGTGAACAGCGTCGATTCACCAGATACAACAGACACGCCACCAATAGCAAGGGACCCGTTTGCCGGGGCTGCTAATTGGCCTGCTACGGGAACTTATTATCAAGGGCGGAACGCTCATGCCGGGTCTGATGATTTTCCCGAAACCGTCGATTTAAGTCGATCCTCAAGTTATAAAAACTTCACAAGAAGCACGCCGATTCAAGACGACGACGCTATCCGATTTACTGTTGCCGGGGATCGCGTTAATAGAATTAAGCATTTAATCACTCTTGGTAAATTGATAATTATGACTTCCGGCGGGGAATGGGTCGCAAAAGGAAATAGTGATGGCGTCCTTTTACCGGGTGAAATTAACCTTGAACAAATATCTTATTATGGGTCTGGTGACGTTGCTCCGCTTCTTGTTGGATCAACAGCGTTATTTCTTCAGGCAAGATCGACGATTGTTAGAGATTTGATTAATGACACTATTGAGGGATTTACTAGCGACGATCTTACGATATTCTCTGCGCACATGTTTGACGGGTATACAATCGTTTCTTGGGCTTATCAGCAGATTCCGCATTCTATTGTTTGGGCTGTTAGAAGTGACGGGAAATTATTAGGGTTTACTTATAATCGAAAACAGAAAATGTTTGCATGGCATATACACGATACGGGCGCGTCGGGTGAATATGAGGATGTTATTTCTGTTCCTGAAGGTACGGAGAGCGCAGTTTATTTTATTGTAAAAAGAACGATTGATGGCAGTACGGTTCGATATGTTGAACGTATGGAATCGAGGTTGCTTGGTGATATTGAAGATTTAATTCTAATGGATAGTGCCTTATCCTATGACGGTACAAATACCGCAGCAACTACAATGACATTATCCGGCGGGTCCACATGGTTGCATACTGAAGATTTAACATTAACATCAAGTGTTGCATTTTTCGCTGCCGGGGATGTTGGGAATGAAATACATTTAACGGGTTCTGATGGTACAATCCTTCGTTGTGAGATTACCGCGTATACAAATACTACGGTTGTCACGGTTAGGGCAAATAAGACTGTCCCTACTGTTATGCAGGCTACCGCAATAACTACATGGGGTAAAGCGGTGGATACTTTTAGCGGATTGGGACATCTTGAAGGCGAAGAAGTCGCAGCTTTTGGCGACGGATTTGTTGACGCAAGTCCTAATAATTCTTCTTATACGGTAAAGACAGTTGCAAGTGGATCGGTCACATTAGATACGCCAAGAGTTGTAATGCACATAGGCATACCGATAACTTCCGATATTGAAACTCTTGATATTGATACGGTAGATGGTGAAACACTTGCCGATAAGAAAATATTGATAAGCAAATTAAATGCTTATGTTGAGGATACGCGTGGGGTATTTGCCGGATCAAAACCGCCTGATGATGATACGGTTAATCCGCTTGAAGGATTATATGAATTGAAGGCTAGAGAAGATGAAAGCACGGATGATCCGCCTTCGTTGCTTACAGAAGTAATTGGAATTGAAATGCAAACAGAGTGGACCTTGGGTGGTCGTGTATTTATTAGACAAGTCGATCCATTACCAATGACAATATTATCAATTGCCCCGGCGGGGTTCATACCATTTAAAGGGTAAGGCTATGGAATTATTATTATTAACTGCTGTTGGTTTACAGGTTGGTAGCGGGTTAAGTGGTAGCTTTAATCAAGCTTCGGCTTCGCAATCGTCAGCAGAGTTTGAATCAAGTCAGCTTGAAACGCAGGCACAATTAAGCGACCTTCAGGCACGAAGTGCTATAACGCGCGGGCGTGATGATGAAATTGAGCAGAAGAATAAGACAAAGCTTCTCATAGGTCGTCAGCGTGCAGCCTTATCTGCTCAAGGGATCGAGATTGATTCCGGGTCCGCGTTAGATATTCAGCTTGAATCTGCTGAATTTGGCGCTGCTGACGCTTTAACGATTAAAAATAACGCGTTCAGAGAAGCCACAGGGCATAGAATTGAATCAATTGATAGTAGGAATAGGGCGAAATTGGCAAAGATCACAGGAAAAAACAAAGCAAGAAATTCTATTTTAACAGGCGGGCTTACCGCAGCGAGTGATATTACGCGCGGGGTCAGCAAGATACTGTAGGTAAATTATGGTTAAAGTACCAAGAGCAAGTGAATCAAGGGTTAAAAAAACAGCGCCGGGGCAACCTCGTATTACTACTAAAATCTCTGAAGAAGCTTTTGGCGGTGGACAGTCTGCGCGTAATGTTACTCATGCTGCGCGTAACCTTGGTGAGAACGCAAGCAATCTCATTGTTAATGAAATTAAGAAAGCTGATGAAGCTTTATTTAATAAACATTCTGCTGAATTAGCTGAAGTGGAACTTGGGTTACAGGCGGAACGCGGTAAACACCTTGGCGAAAATGCTCTTAAATATCCTGAAAAAGAAGATAAGCTTCGCGCTGACCGACAATCTGAAATATTGAATGGAGTTTCTAATCGTAGAGTTAAGAGAAAACTTCAGGGTGAAGCATTAAGTTTTTCTATAAGAGGGCGGTCAGCAACACAGCAACACGTTGAAAATGAAGGTAAGAAATTTGCTGTTGCGGAGTTGAATTCATCAATTGAAAAGAATAGGTTACTTGCTATTAATAGCGGTGACGAAGATGAAATTAATCAATCTATTCTTGTAAATGAAAATAAAATACGCGCGTTTGGGAAGTCACATGGCCTTCCTCAAGATCAGGTTGATATTGATGTTTTTAATGCAACAAGCGCAACCCATATTCAAAACGTAAATCGTTTACTTGCTGCTGATACTGATGAAGCTAGAGAATATTTCAAATCTAATAAAGGCTCAATTGATCGCAATTTATTAACTGAAGCTAAATTAGAGAAAAATATTAAAGCCTTACACAAAGCCCGGACCGAAGAAATTGAGGATAATTTTTATGATAAGCTGATGGATAAAAGCCTTTCTTTTGATGAAGTCATGGCTGCTAGTGGTAAACAGGCGCAGGGTGGGATCGGAAAGAAAAGGGCTAAATTCTTCATTGACAAGATCACAGGAATTCAAAATTCAGAGTTAAATGAGATAACGGATATTCTTGAAGTTAAGACAAAAGAGGATATTGAATATGTCGCGCTTGTCAACAAGATGATTGATAATGGTGTCGATAATTATAAAATGAAGGAAGTTTTGGTTGACGCCTACATTGACGGATCGCTTTCAACAAAAGAGAAAAAGAAGCTTTCTAATATTATGAAGTTTATGAAAAGGATTGATAAGGCAAATAAGAAAAAAGGGGAGCCTGCAAATAGTATTAATTTGGAGTGGACCATAATAAAAGCTATGTTTAGCGATTCTGCTAAAAAAATTCAAAACGATTTGAGAAAGACAGGTTTTGAGAACCCGGATATTTCTAGCGCATTAAGGAAATTAGTTGATTATTCTGGTGATGGTACTAAAGATCAGAAGCAAATGCAAGAAGCGACTTCAGCCATTGTTCGTGATGAAAACATTAAGAAAGACCCAAGACAGGCGCAGTACATTGTTGGCGAAACATATAGCCGGGGCGGTGTTAATTTCACAGCCATTGAGGAAGATGGCAAAATAAAGCTACTTCCAAAGGTTAAATAATGGTACGGGCAATTTCAATTGATGAATTTGAATCGCTTCCCGCAACAAAGGACGTACCTATCGCGTCCGGGCGAGCATTAGATATTGACGAGTTTGAACGATTAGGCCGGATCGAAGATAATATTACTAACGATATTGATGATCCTGACACCTTCCTTGAACAGCAACTTCACAAATCCATAGTTAAAGCACCACCTACAATCGTAGAGAATCTTAAAGAAGCATGGGCTCAAGGTGACGCTTCTTCCAATATTGATATTATGTCCTATCACGCTTCAATTGGTGACATTGATTATGATAAGGATGTTAGGCCGATCAAAGAGAATTTCCGAAACCGGGTCAGAGAGAACCCTGTTGATGGCGGGAACTTCTTCATGGACGCTCTGTATTCTGTTGCGAATATGTTGCCCGCTATGGGTAAAGGTATTATTGAGGGGAAAACAATCGGATTGGCTGCCGGATTAGGTGCTGCTGCGCTTGGTCAGGCCGGGCCACAAATTTTAACACCAGAAGAAATTTTGACTGTACCGACAGCCATTGGTTTTGGTACAGCAGCAGGATCAGTTCTTTATTGGGCTAAACAGGGCGCGGGAAGTCTTTATTCTGATCTTCGTGACGAAGGTGTGCCTGATTCTATATCTATTCCTACGTCACAAATAGCGGGCGGATTATACGGTGCAATTGAATATTCACAAGTTGATAAGTTAATTCCCGGTGCGCGGAATTTTGCTAGGCGAGCAATATCAGACACTATTAGCACAGCAATTAAGAAGTTAGCAGCTAAACATGGGGCTAACTGGCTTCAGGAAATTGGGGAAGAAGGATTGCAGGAAGTTGTTATTACTGCTGCGAAAGATATTGGAACAAATATTGCGAAGAAAACAAAAAAGGGTGTTGCTGAAGTAATAACTAATTCAGCGATTAAGGGTTGGAATGCTATTAAAGAATCTGCAATCCCTATGTTGTTTCTCATGGGCCCGCGCGTAGGCGCTGACGTTGCCGGAGTAGCTGCTGATCAAGTAGTGAAGGCCGAACCTACGCCGGAACAGAAACAAGCCAAAAGTGAAGAAATGCAAAAAATAGCGCAAGAATCAGCGCGGGAAGCATTTGACAATTTACCCGAGTGGAAATCCGATCTTGGTGGTAGGACGTTTGAAGATGAACAAAAGCGCGGGGCCGTTGTTGTTAAGGCATTATCCGGGGAAGAATTAACCGAAGCTGAAAAGACCACGTTACGGTCCGTACATGACCATCTTGCCGACCTTGAATTGGTTGATCGAATTGAGGACGAGGTAGTTGATGAAGAATCTATGGCTACGGAAATTAACAATATAACCGTTGGTCAAGAACCTTCTACGCAGAAGCCTACGAAACAAAGAAATACCACCCTTGGAACATATATTGATAAAAAGCTTCAGGAGCAAATTGACAAGGAAGGTCGTCAATTAGATGAACTGGAAACTGCGCAGGGTGAATTAAAGCAGTTGGAAGCGTTGCGGGATATTGAGGAAGAAAGTGAAGGGTTCACGGACGGTCTAAAGGAAACTATAAAGAAGCGATTAAAGTCTACAAAGATCAAAAAGACGGGCCTTACTGGTGAAGAAAAGTTGATCCCCCGCAGCTTGTTCGGTAAAGAAGGAGAAGGCCGGACACTTGATAATATTGCTGCTGAAACAGATATTAGTGAAGCCCTTGAAATTCTTGGCTACGATCCTGATGATAATGGATTACGTCAATTCATTTCTGACGAAATTGGTCAACAGTCCGAAACGACAAACAGGATATTCCGGCCTGAAAAAATAAAATCAAGATATATTGATGAACAAATTTCAGAGAAGAAACGTGAGATTAACGAGAAAAAGCCAAAGCTTCTTGCCAAGCGCGAAACTACGATATTAAAAGAGAAGATCAAACATATCAGGAGAGGGTTTAAAAAGGGTGTTGTTGAAGCAAAAGAAGTCTTAGGGGAGCGTATTAAAGCGATTAATGACGTTCTCAAGCGATTAAGCCTACATGATCGCGGGAAGTTCGTTAAGACGTTAGGGCAGGTCACAGAGGGGGATGTATCGAGTGATAAGAAATTTCAGAAATTAATGGACAAGATCGAAACCCGCGTTAATAACCTTGCCAATATTGCAGCCGAAAAACAGAAGCGCGGGAAGCTTGAAAAGACGATTCTGAAGCAGCCTAAGAACCCTGAAAACGTGACTGATGTAAAATATCAAAAACATATTGACGATATATTAGAGAAACTTGGCGCGACTAAGGGGGAGCGTCAGCGATCTATTAAGGAAATGTCAACAGAGAATTTAGAGCGAGTTGCCGGGATTGTTGCTAAATTGAAAGATGAAGGTCGGGCTTCCTTCAAATCTAAGGAGGCACAGCGCGCTATGGCGTCAGAGATTTTGAGCGCCGGGTTAATTAGGAATGTTGGCGGGCTCCCTGATGGGACATTCGCAAAGGGATCAGTTGAGGAAAAGAAAAGTAAAAAAGCTAATCTTAACGATAGGATTGATATTAATACGCTTCGGCCTATTCAGATCATTCGTAAGATATTCGGCAAGCTTGGGGAAAGGATATTTTATGACAGCATTAACGCTGCTGATACGCAAGAGAACATTCATTTCATTAAACGTCAAAAGGCTATTCAGGCTAGTATGAAGAAGCATAAAGTCACTTTCTTCGGTCTTGGTGAAGTTATTAATAATGGAACACAATCATTTCAAGTTAATCAAATATTAAGAATGTACCTTGCGACCAAAGATGAACAATCAATGAGGGCCTTGGAGCATGGCAACAACATAACAGAGGAAGAAATTAATGAATTTATTAAACTGGTATCGCCGGAATATATCGCATTCGCTGATGAAGTACAGAGCATTGTGGCTGATAGATATGACGCGATTTCAGATACAATGCAGAATATATTTAACACCACTCTTAAAAAAGTTAAAATCTATTTTCCATTAAAGCGTGTTGCGCTCAATCAGACAGCAGAACAATTATATCCTACGGCTGAAGCAGAGGTCATATACGAATTAGGCCTACGATCCGGCCCCGGATTTAGTTATACGTCTGCGGATAAAACGATCACAATTGAACGTAAGGATATTGACGAGAGGTTTCAAACAGAAATTAGTCTTGATTTTATAGGTGACGCATTACGCACATTGAAAACGCAGGAACACTTAATTGCGCACGCGCCTTTACAGAAGGCCTTTAACAAAGCGGTAAACGATAAACAGCTTCAAGCAGCAGTCACTTACAATTACTCCGAGAAGGCTTGGAAAAGTTTTAATCGGTATTTAAAAGAGGTCGTTAATCCGCAGTTGGTTTATCACGGCGGACACCACCAGACGTTTGTTCGACGGCTTCGGCATGGATTGAGCAAGGCGTTTCTTGGTTTAAATATGGTCACAGCATTGAAGCAGTTCCCATCTGTTGTGTTAGCCTTAAAACATACGTCCCCGCAAGATTTATTGGCAAGCATATTACGCACTTCTTTTGATCCCGAAGTACGAAAGGAAATATATAAGAATGCGCCCGCGTTAGAGAATCGTGTATTGACAAGGGATTTGCGGGAAATTATGGAGCAAGTTAAGGACCTTCCTGAAGGAGATATTAAAAGAAGATTGCAGGAAGCTTCAAAGACAATTGATAAAGTGGCTTTCGCTATGATTATGGACATGGATCGCCGGGCGGTTTTAGCGGTTTATGATAGCGTTTATAACTTCCAAAGGAAAACAAAGTCGGAAGCTGAAGCGCGGGATATTGCAGATAAGGCAGTTATTACGACGCAGCCACAGGGCGGGATCAAGGATTTACCTGAATTATATCGAGAAAACAATGAATATCTTCGCATGGTTTTAATGTTTACGAATCAGTTGAATCAGATTTGGAATATGATGAAAGCTGAATTGCCTGCTGAATTGCAAGAAAAGGAATTTGGTAAAGCTTCTGTTGGTGTCGCGTCTGTAATGATTTCTTCAATGATGATTTATATTATGTCACATGGTCGTTTGCCGGAAGAACCTGAAGAATATTTTGACGCTATTTTCGGCAACATATTATCTTCTATTCCTATTTTGGGAAATTGGGGAATGTCTTTATTCCGGGGTTATGATCCATCAATAAGCCCTGCTCAATCGGTTTTAGATAATATGAAGTATATGGGATCGAATATTGCGAATGGTGATTATATTGGCGCTATTGATGAAGCAGCGTTTCTTGTTGCTGTATATGCTCAATTACCATTTTCTCAAATGAGAAGAACGGTCAAAGGCGCTCTTGATCTTACTTCTGGTAATGATGAAGATTTAAGGCGTTTAATTTGGTCCGAGAGTGCATTGACGCCCGGTGGAAAAAAGAGAAAAAAGAAGCCGTTTTAGTGATGATTTTGTTATAATGAATATATTAGGGGGATAAAATGACGCTTACTTCAGCAACAAATACTAATGACTATACAGGTGCGGGGAATCTTGGGACGTATGATTATACTTTTAAGGTGCTTGACGAGGATCACCTTGTATTAACCGTTGCTGATACGGATGGCGTTGAAACTGAACTGACGATCACGACTGATTATACTGTTACGGATGTTGGAGAAGTTGCGGGTGGAACAGTTGTTCTTGTTGAAGCGGGTCAAGATTGGCTTGATGGCGCGGGAAATCTTAAAACGGGCTATTCTCTTAATATTAGGCGCGTTGTACCTTTAGTTCAGGAAACAGATATTCGTAATCAAGGAAGCTTCTTCCCTGCAACATACGAGGACGCGCTTGATTATATTACATATATTGCTCAACAGATTCAAGAGCAACTTGATCGAGCGGTTCTTGCCGGGCCCACCGAAAGCACAATCACCGTAGCAGCCTTATCAGCTTCAATCGCAGCAGCCCAAGCAGCAGAAACGAATGCCGAAGCAGCCCAAGCAGCAGCCGAATCAGCCGAAACGAATGCCGAATCTTCAAAAAATGACGCACAAACTGCTGAAAATAATGCTGAAACCGCAGAAACGAATGCCGAAACTGCCGAGAGTAATGCAGCAGCAAGTGCAGCAGCAGCAGCAGCAGCAGCAGCAAGCGCGGTGCAAGGGCTATATCCTATAGGAATCGTTGTTACGCTTGGTGTTGCCACTAATCCTGCGACGTTATTTGGTTTTGGAACGTGGACTGCTATTGAAGGCATGGTCATTGTTGGTAAGGCAGCAGCCGGAACATTTAATACGTTAAATGCAACGGGTGGGGCTGAAACAGTAAATATTGCTCATGCACATACATATACCACAGGTGGACCTTCTGCCGTTGTAAGCCCGGACGATCAATCAGGTGGGGATCAAGTTTCAAGTGCGGGTCCTTCACATACTCATACAGGAACATCGGACGCTATGAGCGCAAACGGTACGCCTAGCATATTACAGCCATATATCGTTAAATATGTTTGGCAAAGAACAGCTTAATAAAAAAGGAGTAATATCATGGGATACAAACATGCCGGAATTAAAAAAGAAGCCACAGCGCTTTTAAGTTCTGTTGCTTTAGCTTATACCTTTGTTGCAACAAGAGATTTTAAGTTAAAGTGGATCGGGCTGAAATTTGACGCTTCAAGTAGTAATGTAATTATAGTTACAATAACGTCTGCGACAGGTGCGACCTATAGCGTTATTATTGATATCACAACCTTGTCGTCTGATACGGATTATTTTTATCTTCCGGGGAAGGATATTGAATTAAAGGTCGGGGATGGATTCAATGTTGACGTTAATCAGGCCGGAACAGCCAATGTTTACATGACAGCCATGATCGAAGAATATGAAACTATTGCGGTGTAATTTATGATTAAACCGGGATTAAAAGCAGGAGCAAAAGTTAAGATCAAGGGCAAGCCGGGCAGAGATATGCCTAATGAAAGAATTGTCTTTCTTGAGAAGGAAAACTTTACTTCCAAGAAAAGGGAAGGCAATATTCGTAAGGCTTTTCTGTATTTACGGAATCAGTTCGTTTCTGCTGAATCAGAATTTAAAGAGAATCAAAGGGCGCGAAATTCAAAAATATCTGAATTGCAGGACGAGATTAGAGATTTAGGTCATGCGCTTGGCGGGATCAAGCAGGAGTATGAAGATAAAAAGCTTATCTATGATACTGAACGAAATGATCTTGAAGCCCAAAACGATAGATTGGACCTTCAGCTTCTTTCCAACAGAGAGGAACTGCATAGAGTTGAATCAAGGAATGCCGATCTTCAAGACAAGATTGCTGTAGCCCAAAGAGAATTGAATAAGTTGATTATTCAGAAAGATCCCTTTGATCAAGAGGTCGCTGCGTTCAATAAACAAAGAGTTGAATTTGAAAATTCTGAAAAAGAGTTTGAAATATACCGATCTGACATATTGTATGATATTGGCAAAAAAGAGGAAAACTTTAATAAGCGAAATATTGTTCTTGTCAAAGAAGAAGATAAGCAGCAGGCTTTAAAAATTGAAAATGAAAAAGAACGCGTTGCTTTAGAAGATTTACGAGTTGCTATTAATGAAAAAGAGAAAATGCTTGAAGGTAAATTAAATCGAATCAACATGTTAATAAGAAAGAACCGATTAGATGAAAAAGACATTGAACGGGCTGATTCTTCTCATAGTTAGTACCTTCATATTTCTTGCCCCCAATAAAGTGCAAGCCCAATGTGAAGTTACGGTTGATGGTTATTGCCATTTAGACGCAGAGGTTATTCAATTTGAAGGTACACCAGAGCCGGCTGTTGCCCCCTCTGATATGGGCCGAATGTATTTCGATCTTACTTCCGGTAAATTCAAATGTTCCCAAGATGGAAGCGCTTATTCTGATTGTGTTGCCGGGGGAGATTTAACTTCTTCTAATACATGGACCATCGGGGACGGATCGAGTGGTGATATAGTTG